CGTTCCGTCGTTGGGAAGTGGTGCCAGTTTCGTGCGGGTGGATGGTCGGTGGGACGCAAACCCCGCAACGAGTGCCCCCGTGAGAGCTCAAGCCATAGGACTAGTGGCAACAGCAGTAGCGCGAGAAGAACTCCGCGACCTGTATATGGGAATCCAGGCCGACGAGGTCCCGGCGCCCTTGATGCGGCCAGTTGTCATAGGCGAGAGAGGCAACAAAACGCGGATTGCATCGATCTCTCAGAGCGCGGTCGTAACGAACGCCCAGAGAGTCAATCACGCGATGATGCGCCTTCTCAAACACGAGTCCTCTGCCAAGTACTCACTCACTCGGGATGTTGGTATACCTGGTGCCCTGAAGACGGGGGCGACCAGAAGTATGTCCGGTTCATCGGGGCCCATGGAGGGCCTGTCCGCAGACTTATCAAAAGCCTCCGACTACATACAGTTTCCTGTGGCGTACGCTGTGTATAGTGGGTTTAAGCGGGCGATGAGAGACCATTTCTGCTCAGAAGAGTTCCATGACATGATGCTACTTGCCATAGGGCCAATGACGTTGGCGGAACCTTCTGCCTCAGAGCGGGGACTCTGGGAAGAAGCAGGGTTGATGGAATATGTGGGCAGGAACACCACTCGGGGTGCTCTGATGGGCCTGTCGCTGACATGGCCTATCTTGACTGTCCTGAACGTGTACGCGGCGTCGTACAAACCAACCGACGATCTCGAGAGACCGCCGAGTGTGCGGCATCGGCCAGCGTTTGTGGTGTGTGGGGATGACTTAGGTGCGATATGGGAGAAACTCAGGACGGAGCTCTACTTCCAGAAGATATCTGATGTCGGGTTGGTGATTAACATCTCAAAGAGCTACCGGTCGGCAGCCCTGAGGCTCATCTTTGTCGAGAGGCTTTTCACTGTTGGACGCATCATTTCGCTAACGAAACGGAAGACGGCGGAAGCGATTGCCTCGGACTTTGAGACGAAGCACACGCTAGGGGCGTACCTAGCGATCGCCCTGGCGGGGCGAGATGAGACGATGGAGATCACCTACCAACGGTACCGTCCCGTGTCACGCGTGAACCGTGCGAAACTCTCTGCAATTGCATTGAGTAAGCGCGAGTCAAAACGCAGCGACGACGAGATGGCACCCACTTGGGTCATACTCCCGGATGTACTGCACGAGCAGATGGGCGTCGTTCAAGAGAGGTGGCGGAAGGCAAGAGTTCTTGCTGTCGCCGAGTCTCTCCATAAGAACACCTACCGCATGTACAGACAGTCGGGGATGCCACTTAACTGGCCGAAGGAGCTGGGTGGTTGGGGATTACCGGGGCCCGTGGGGGCGCCCAAAGTATTCAAACGTTGTGCAGCTGTCATACTCACTAAGACCTCCGAGGAGGCTTCGAAAGATATGACCCAGCTACGCAACGTGCATGTAGTCGAAGGACTGGATGCGCACGTGCGAAAACGTGTTGTTGTTGCTCTGGACTTGGTAGACTGTGTATGCAGGCCTACCTCGGACACCGGAGTAGGAACGAAGAGGAGAGAGATCGAAAAGGATATCACGGAAACAGTGACGTCAGCATTCCGCTTGTCGTCTGCCTCCTTCGTCCCATCCCCGCGCAGCTTCAGCTTGGCGAGGGTTGGGAGACGTGTACTCAAACTGGTCAACGAGAAGGCTTCAACCTGGAAGTCAGCATCGCCTATGGGGCCTGAAAAGGCGCTCCACATGCTCACCGTCGTTGGTAAGCGAGGCGAAGAACTGCTGGACTACGGGAAGAAGCACATGATCGCTGCCAAAGTAGGAGTAACGTCGGGTATTTCTATGTTAACTATAAAGGGTCTGCCAACAAATTACAGGGAACTGATGTATCGGCTGCCAATCGAACTCCAAAGAGAACGAGAGAACAGGCAAGCACATATGGCGATGTACGGTGACGAAGATGAAGCTCCGCCGCCCGATGACACCAGTCCCGCTGGACCACTGACAGTGGCTCCAGACACGGCAAAGCCGCCGGAAAAGTTGTTGCAAGATGCAAGCGCACACACAGCGCGCAAGGCACCTAGATATAGGCTAGTTAACCACCAGCTGGTGGAAATCGTCGAGACGGGTGCGGCGGGAGGCCATGTTCCAAGGCCCTCCCGAACGCAAACTAGCATAGATCGCAGACTCTCTAAACCTCCATCTCGCCCCGGACCTCCTAGGAGGGAACCCGAGCCGAGACAGGAAGGTACGCAACGGTACCAACCTGAACATCCGCAACTGCGTCGCGAACGTGATGAAGTTGTTCAAGGGCCGTCAACCCGACAACGCGCTGCACCAATGAAGATGCGACCGCGGAGCCGGAACGACCCGAGATTACGCTACTAGAG